TACCGCTCACAGAACACCAGACAATTACGAAGACGTCGGTTAGACAAATATGCAAAAACTTTTAAAGACGTGGGGGGCCAGAAGTTTGAAAGAGTAGGATATAACCCTTTTGATAATCACTCTTCTTATATGATGGGAACACAATCCCGTCTACAACGATACGCAGATTTCGATCAAATGGAATATACGCCAGAAATTTCATCTGCATTAGATATTTATGCCGATGAAATGACAACCCACACTAGCGTTAAAAAAGTACTTCAAATCGACTCCAATGATGAAGAGGTAAAAAGTATTTTAGACACGCTCTTTTATAATGTTTTAAATGTTAGCTTTAACTTGTTTGGCTGGGCACGCACTATGTGTAAATATGGCGATTTTTATTTGTATTTGGATATCGATGCGGAACTAGGGATTAAACAGGTCATTGGTCTTCCAAGTCAAGAAATTGAACGCTTAGAAGGGCATGACAAAACTAACCCCAACTACGTACAATTTCAATGGAACTCTGGGGGCGTCACATTTGAAAATTGGCAGATTGCGCAGTTTAGAATTTTAGGAAATGACAAATTTGCTCCTTATGGAACTTCTATTTTAGATGGCGCAAGAAGAATTTGGCGTCAATTAGTTCTTTTGGAGGACGCAATGATGGCATATCGCATTGTTCGAGCCCCCGAGCGCAGAATTTTTGAGGTAGACGTAGGAAATATTCCCCCACAAGAAGTAGAACAATACATGCAACGTATCATCACATCTATGAAAAGAAATCAAGTTGTTGATCCCGATACCGGAAGAGTTGATTTGCGTTATAATCCTATGAGTATTGAAGAAGATTATTTTATCCCGATGCGGGGAGGGGTGGGCACTAATATTAAAAGCCTCCCAGGTGGTACGTATACCGGCGATATTGATGATGTTAAATATTTACGAGACAAGCTGTTTTCTGCACTTAAAGTACCAGCTTCTTATTTGTCAAGAGCCGAAGGAGGCGAAGAAGATAAAGCAACGTTAGCACAAAAAGATATTCGTTTTGCTAGAACAGTTCAGCGCCTTCAAAGATCTGTTATTACCGAACTGGAAAAAATAGCAATTATTCATCTTTACACTCTTGGGTTTAGAGGGGACGATTTGTTATCATTTAATCTTAAATTACACAACCCATCTAAAATTGCCGAAATGCAAGATCTTGAAAATTGGAACACTAAATTTTCAGTGGCGGCGCAAGCAGCCGAAGGCTTCTTCAGCAAGCGCTGGTTGGCTAGAAATCTTTTCAACATATCAGAAGAAGAATTTTTGCGCAACCAAAGAGAACTTTTTTATGACATGAACTTTACTCAAGCCATGGCTCAAGGAGAAATGGCAGCCGCAGGCGGTGGCGGTATGGGCGGTGGTATGCCCGGCATGGGCGCTATGGGCGGTGAAATGGGCGCCCTTGGGGGCGAAGAGTTGGGGCCCCCACCCGAAGAGGGCGCGCCCGAAGAAGAAGCAGGCGCAGGGCCACCCCCAGGCGCGGCAGGCGAACCGGAAGCAGAAACGGCACTTCTAGCCGCACCAGGCCATCGCGATGAAAAAGGTTGGATGCAAGTAACCGTCAACCGCGACGGCTCTTATACAACGCCTGGCTCAAAAGGAAAGGCATACAAAAGGGTAAAGGCCGATAAACGCCAACAAGGCGCGCGCAAACGCCATTTTCGAGCACAAGGGTCTCATGAACTGGCGCGCCTTCCTCCGCGACAATTAAGAACATTGCCTCTTGGCGCAAGCGAACTGCTCGGTTTAGGAAAAGGTATTTCTGAAGATAAAGAAACTAATTATAACAATGAAGAACGTAAGCTCCTTGAGGTAAATCAAAATATAAAGAACTTAATACAAGAACTGGAACAAAAAGATAATGCCAAGACACAATAAAAAAAGAAATACGGCCCTTCTTTATGAAATGTTAGTAAGGGAAATTATTAAGCAAACCGTTAATAAAAATATAATAAATCGAAACAAAGCAATTGTTATCTTAAAAGAGCATTTTAAGAAAGACACTGAAATGGGCAAAGAACTTCAGTTATTTAAAAACCTGCTGGAAACCAAAGAACTTCTCCCCCACAGCGCTGAAAAACTTATTCAAGAAACGAAAAAAGAATATAAAGCACTCAATGTAAAAAAAGTTTTTAAAGAGCAAAGCACCCTCATCAAGAAGATAAATCAAGAGCTATCGAAAGAAGTTTTTTCTAATTTTGTTCCTAGCTATAAGGATATTGCCACCCTCTCTCAGATGTTTGGTGCCGACATAAACGTAAAACGACGCGTCCTGTTGGAAGAAAGCGTTTTAAGAAGAATAACTCAGAACGCTCCCCCATCTAAAGAGAAAAATACTAACTTATCTGGCCTTGTAGTTAAAAAGTTTATCGAAAAATTTAATCACAAATATAATGACACTCTTTTAGAAAATCAAAAAACATTACTTAATAAATTTATTCTTTCTTTCTTGGACAATGGTACTGATTTTAAAGTTTATTTAAATGAAGAGATTGAAAGTTTGAAAAATGAAATTACTGACGCTTTTGGGATGGAAGAGCTTAAACAAGACACAGAAATGACCTCAAGAATGAAAGAAATTAAAAAGCTTTTGGAAACCACAAACCAACAACCAGTAAATCATGAGCTTTTAGAGAAAGTTTTGAAGATACAAGTTTTAGCAAAAGAGATTAAATCCTAATGACTATTCAAGTACAAATTGAAAATCCTGTTGACGCTAGAATAAGATTAAAGGCGCGCAAAACCCTTGATGGAAATATATTAATTCTAGACCACCCAGAAATTGATATTGTGTTATCACCTAAAAACAAAAAAGTTTTTGCCCTTTCCAAGCACCAATACGGTGATCATGTTTATGCAACTCAATCGCGGTTCTTCGATCACCTGAGCAAAAAAGGGGTGGTTGACCCAAGTAGTGTTCATGGAGGGAATGTATTCGGGTCTTTAGAGGGTGTAATTCTAGAAAGCGTAGAACCACAGAAAGTTGATCCCATTCAAATGACTTTGTATTCGGTCGCGGGGTTTTTGATGAATGAAGCGCCCCATTTTGATGCGGTCAAACGTTACGAGATGGATTTTGAAAAAGAGTTGCTAGAACCAGACGCAGCCGATTCTACTACGCTTGGTCAAGTGCCTCACAAAAAGCGCAAAGGAACAATGACTCAATACGCCGGCATTAATACTGCTTATGGTTTATATGGAATGTATGAAGAGTAAGAGATGTAAATGGAATTAATATATTTTGTCCTGACTACGTACGGCCTAACTCAAATTTTAGTTTTCGGTTCGATATTCAATAAAATACGCCCCTCAAAAACTTGGCTCCATGGGTTTGGGAAGCTATTCCACTGTCCCATGTGCATGGGTTTCTGGGCCGGCACATTTTTGTTTGGAATTAACAGATACACAGAACTATTTACTTTTGAGTATAGCGTAGCCAATGCGCTTATTTTAGGATGTTTAGGATCTGGAACTACTTATTTAATGAGTGTTCTGGTTAATGATTTCGGGTTGAAAATAACCCACAAAAACGAAGGAGAGTGTCACCATGGTTAAGAAAAGATGGATGTTACGACCAGTTGCCCATTGTTGCGGCGGCTCCAGTATCGCGCGGGTGCCGCCCGCGGAAGAGGAAAATAGATGTCAAAAACACTTTTACGAGAGTTTTATCAACTAAAATGCGATGACCGCGGCTGCCAAGATCTTTTAACAGAGGCAGAAAAGAAGCAAGTTAGCGCCGGTGCGCTTATTTTTCCAGCCAAGTTACAAGAATCAGATGCTGTAAATGGCAATGGACGGATATATCCGCACGATGTATTAACGCGAGAAGTTAAAAATTACACGAAACTTGTTAACGAAGGCCGCGCGATTGGAGAGTGTGACCATCCAGACGAAAGCGTAATCAACCTCAAAAATGCCTCTCATATGGTTAACAGGTTGTGGTGGGATGGTAAAAATCTTCTCGGATCGATTAAAGTTTTGAATACTCCATCAGGAAATGTCTTAAGAGGGCTATATGAAAGTGGAGTAAAATTTGGTTTTTCATCCAGAGCCTTGGGATCCCTGAAGGAAGACAAAGGATCTCAAATTGTACAAGAAGATCTTCAACTAATTTGTTTTGATGCCGTTTCAGAGCCCTCGGCCCCTGGCGCCTATATTATGCGGGAAAACTTAGAAAGAAATTTGAATCAAATTTTTACAAAAGGCGACAGGATCAACCGTGCGCTAAACAACATTTTATAAGAGAGGACTATGAAAAGATCAGAACTAAAAGCCGTCCTTAAACCCCTAGTTAAACAATGTGTGAAAGAAGTTCTCCTAGAGGAAGGAGTACTTTCTAATGTTGTGGCAGAAGTTGCCAAAGGACTTTCCCCTGTCCTAACCGAAAGCAGGCGAACTCCCCCAGAAAACAATCTCAAGCAGCACCAGTTAGTTGAAGAACAAAGACAACAGGTAGAACAAGAAAAACACCAACAACTAAAAGAACAAAAAATAAAAATGCTCAATGCAACTGGATTCGGTAACGAGATATTTGAAGGAGTAACCCCCTTGTCCGCCGGCGGCGCACCAGGTGCTGCACCAGCGGCAGGCGCGCTAGCGGGCACAGATCCCCAGGACGCGGGAGTCGACATTTCAGGCATCATGGCTTTGGGCGGCCGCAATTGGAAGGACCTCGTTTAAAAAAGGAGCACAATAAATGGCTGTAAGATCTGTTAATGTAGAAGTTAAACCAAAATATGAAAATGAAAATATAGAAAGAATGGTGCGACGCTTTACCAAGAAATGTAAAAAAGAACGAATTATTGAAAACTTTAGAGACCGCATGCGCTACGAAAAGCCTTCCATCAAACGAAAGAAAGAAAAGGCACGGCGCAAAAAAGTTTTAGAGAAGTTAAGAATCGAAAGAGAAAAGAAATTAAACTAACTATTTATTGTAAAGGAGAATTAAAATGGCAATCTTTGACCCAGGCCGCGGCGTAGGCCTCAGAAATGTAGGCTCGTATCAAATTTCTGGCCACCCATTTCTAACAGGGGGTATATTAACAACAGGAGACGAGGTGTTGATACCTTTTCATTTTGTTACTAAAAATCTTACAGTACATGTATCAGGGGGTAGCGGTGGAAACGAAGTCAAATATCGTGTTCATTTTAATGCATCTTCAGATGGAAGGGTTATGGAAAATAACCACTATTGGCCGCTCACCATCGGTGACACTGTAACATTCCACACTAAATGTAGAAAAGTATTTATCACGTGTGTTGACGATGGCGGCCTCGCGGATAGTGGCTTTGTACTAGCAGCCAATTTAACTGGCATCGGAACAGGAAGTATGTATCATTTAACTGGCGCGGGCCTAACAGATTAAGGAGAAGCTCTTAGATGGCTGATTTTAGCTCTTCCAAAAATAAAATTCAAGGCGCCCTCACAGTTGATGGAGATGTCACTCTTAGTGGTAGTAATATCACCATGGGTAGCGATTGCCTCTCGGGTACTATTTATCTTTCAAGCTCTTTAAGTGCCAGCTGCGGCGTTTCGGCCAGCTTTTTTTATGGCGACGGATCCAATCTCACCAATTTACCAGGCGGCGGTGGCGGCGCACCCACTAGCGCTACATATGTTGTCATGTCCGCCAACG